GAACTAACAGATGAACAAAAGTTTGATACTATTGATTTATCAGTTAGGCAGCAAGGCAAACCTAATAGGGTTATATTGATTTTAAACCCAACAACAAAAGAGCATTTTATATATTCAAGGTTTTTTGAAGATAGGGGGGTTAATGAGGGTGTGAATACAACCAAAGAAAATACAACCTACATACATACAACCTACTTAGATAACAAAGAGAATCTATCTGAAAGCTACTTGGAACAAATAGAGCAGATGAAGATTAGACGCCCTGAAAAATACAAGCAGCAAATATTGGGTTCGTGGTTGGATAAAGCAGAAGGAGTTATATTTAATAATTGGAATGTAGGAGAGTTCAAACATATAAGCACAAGCGTATGGGGTCAAGATTATGGATTTGCCTCTGATGAAAATACTTTAGTTGAAACAAACATCGACACCTCAAATAAGATTATATACTTAAAAGAATGTTTTTATTTAAAAGCTTTAACGACGTCACAAATAGCTGAACTCAATTCAAGACACGCTAAGGGCGGATTAATTATTGGGGATAGTGCTGAACCAAGATTATTGCACGAACTAAAAGCCAAGGGGTGCAATGTAAGGGCTTCAATCAAAGGTCAAGGGAGTATTACTTACGGTATCAGCTTACTGCAAGATTATGATATTATTGTGAGTCCAGATAGTACTAACTTAATTAAAGAGCTAAACAATTATAGGTGGTTAGAAAAAAAGTCAAAGACTCCAATTGATGCGTGGAATCACATTATTGATGCGGTTCGTTATGCGGTTGGCTTTCAATTACAGAATCCAAACAGAGGGAAATATACAGTATCTTAAAACCTCACTACATATTAGGGTGCTTATAAAAACACTCATTAATAACAATAACATAGGTTAACGCCTATGAAAACAAACAAGATGGCAGATATATCAAAGTGTGAAGGTAAGGGATGCAAGGTTAGAGAAACTTGTTACAGATTTAAAGCTAAACCAAGCAAATACTGGCAGTCATATATAAAGCCAGATACCCAAGAAAGCGGTTGTGAGTACTATTGGAATATAAATAATAAAGCCTCTATTTAATTATAGGGTTTTTTTTTGTTTTAATACTTTCTAAAATATTATGGGTTTGTTTATATATTAGTATGGAAGTAAAATTAATCATACCAACAACGTTAAATGAAATCACTCTAGGTCAGTACCAAGAATTTTCAAAACTAGATATTACAAAGGAATCAGAGGTGCAATCAAAGATGATTGAAATATTTTGTAAAGTACCTGTTGAGGTTGTTCGGTCAATGAAAGCCACCGATATAAAAGAAATTTGCGAAGTTATAAATACGATGTTTGATGTTGAACACCAACTAATAAATAGGTTTCAATTAAACGGCAATGACTATGGGTTTATACCAGACTTAGAAAATATGAGTTTTGGCGAATATGTGGATTTGGATACTTTCATAGGCGACAACGATACACTTCACAGAGCGATGAATGTTTTATTCAGACCTATTGACTTAAAACAAGGCTCACGCTATACACTAAAAGATTACGATCCAGATTCAAATGAAACTGCTAAGGATTACCCCTTGGACGCTTGTTTTGGTGCTATGGTTTTTTTTTACGCTTTAGGGAGGGACTTGTCGATAGCTATGCTGAACTCTTCGAGCAAACAGAACGAGGACAATTTAGCGCAATATCTGGGTTCACTTCCAAATGGGGGTGGTACAATTCAATCTATGCAATCGCTGACGGAGATATTACAAGATTTGAAAATATCACTAAATTAAACGTTCACAAGTGTTTGACTTATTTAACGTACACAAAAGAAAAAAACGAAATTGAGTCAAGAAATATAAAAAGTAAATTTAATTAAATGGCAAAAACAGGAGTAAGAGGTTTTTATTTATTAACCCAAGCAATCAAAGATCAATTGTTATCAGATATAAATGTCAATACCGTTACAGAAGGGGACTTGTTTGATGTTGATTTATCTAAGCAATCAATATTTCCTTTGTCGCATTTAATAGTGAACACCGTAGCGGCTCAAGAAAGTGTATTGAGGTTTAACATTTCTGTTTTATCAATGGATATAGTTGATGAAAGTAAAGAACCAACCACAGATATATTTATAGGAAACAATAATGAGCAGGACGTTTTAAATACACAACTAGCGGTTTTAAATAAGTTAGTACAAGTTTTAAGGCGTGGCGATTTATATAACGATAAATACCAATTAAGTGGGGATGCAAATTTAGAGCCGTTTGTTGATAGGTTTGAAAACAAGGTGGCGGGATGGACGGCAACGTTTGATGTGTTTGTAAACAACGACATTGAAATATGCTAGCAGATAAAGCCCTACAAGAGGAACTTAATAAGTTCGCTAAATACGTTATCCAACAATCACGAAGCAACTTAACAAAAGGGAGTTCTGATTATGGTACTTACAACGACACTAAGGGACTTTATAATAGTTTAAAGGGTAATGTATCGGTAAATGAAAAAGGAGCTAACCTAAGCTTTGAAATGGCTGATTATGGCAAGTTTAAAGATAAAGGTGTTCGTGGTAAATCGTCAAGTTCAAAAGCTCCTAATAGTCCATTTAGGTTTGGTAGTGGAACAGGAAGAAAGGGCGGTTTAACCGAAGCGATGCAGGGCTATGTTAAAAGACGAAAGATACAATTCAGAGATAAAAAGACAGGCAAGTTTTTAACTTATAAAAGTACTGCATTTTTAATAGCTAGGAGTATATATCAAAAAGGTACAAAGGCTAGTTTGTTTTTTACCAAACCATTTGAAGCGGCATTTAAAAGGTTGCCAGATGAATTACTACAAGCATATTCAATAGGATTAGAAAAAGATTTAATAAAATTAACACAAAAATAAAATGGCAAATCAAATAAACTGGGGCGAAATATATTGTTATTCAAATTGGGGGGATGAAGCAAATAAAAAATCAGTTCCAGAATTTCCTGCAACTTGTAATCCCGTTGTAGAAGATGGTGTGTGTGGTGTTGTATATCAATGGGATGATTTAAACCCTTCATTTCCAAAAGTATTTAATATTTCAATAAATCAAGCAGGGGAATCATTTATAGACTTTGAGGCTTATAACAGACCTACTAAATTTGTTGTTGTTCAGAGCGGTGTTACTTTAGTAGACACCGGATATAGATCAAGTTCTCCTTCTACTTGGCAGTCACAACTAGATTCATATTTAAGTGCAAGGGGGTTACCATTAGAAACAATTACACAACCGTCAAGCAATATTATAGACTTTCACGTAAATAGAGATATTTTAGTTTACGTATATGCACCTTTAGAAAAACAAGGGTTTTCTGGTTGGGAATTTAGAATAGGTTGCACGGTATAAAAAAATAAATTATGGCAAAAATTAATGTAAGAAGTCCTTTTTATGTAAACAAGACCGCTACTAGATTAACTTCGGTTGATATGGAGTTATGGGTTTACACGGGTACACAGACAACTGATAGAACTTCTAGTAATGGATCATTTTTTCAATTAACCTCAACTGCCGTTTCTGATAACTGTACTTTTGAGATTTCAGAAATAGCGAAGGATTTTATTCAACAAAATTTTACAGGCGATTATTACAACAATAATGTTTGGATCGATTATAGAACTAGAAACTATATTGGAGGCGTTGCTCAATCTTTTACAAGTTGGTCAAGTTATAGGGGGTTTTATGGTTATGGATATTTCCAAGATGGGGCAAACCCTTCTTTAGAGTTGGGGTGGCTTCAATCAAACTTAACTATTTTAAAGTCTCCAAATGAACCGCTTAAAATACCAGTTGACACAGAACTTGTTGAAAATGTTTCTTTTTACGAAAATGGCGGTCTTGTTTATTCTCACGATGTTACATCAAGTGTGGAATCAGATCAACAAATTGAATACATTCAAAGTGATGGAGCTTCTTTTGTAGATCTTGAAAGCCGTGTTGTAGCTGATGGAGGTGTATATCAAAGTAGCTATTGTATTAGTTCTTTTGAAAGTGGGGGTAATTTTGATGCAGATACTGTTTACATAAATTCTATATCAGGAGACGTTACAGTTGTTAAAATTAAAAACATTGAGGAATGTAAATATGAACCAATGAAATTGACCTTTGAGAATAGGTTTGGGGCGTTGCAAGATTTATGGTTCTTTAAAAGAACAAACAAAAAATTATCAACTAAAAAAGAAGTATTTAAAAGGAATATAATTGTAAACGGGGCTTATAATGTAAGTAACCACCAAGCAAAGATATTAACTAAAAACGGTTCTGAAAAATTATCTTTAAATACAGGGTTTTATCCAGAGGTTTACAACGATATTTTTAAAGAGGTTCAATTAAGTGAAGATGTTTGGATTACTATAAACAATCAAGTCCTACCAATTAATGTTGAATCAAGCGGTGTCGAATACAAAACACAATTAAATGACAAATTAATAAATTATACGATAGATGTAAGTTTCGCTTTTGATACAATTAATAATATCCGATAGATGCAAATAATTGAATTATATATGAAAGGTAGTACCAGAATAAGCGGTATTACTACAAGCACAAATACAGGCGCATTGACTATAACTGATTCAAGTGCGTTGTTTAACACTTCTGTAAAGATAGGGGATATTTTCACTTCTACAACGGTAAATCAATCGGCTAGGATTACATCGGTAATAAGTGACACAACTTTACAACTAGACTCTGATGTTATAAATGGTGTTGACGATTACACAATATCAAGTGACTATATACGGGTAGATTTATTTGAAGATGAAAGCGTATCCATAACTGATAGTATTTTAAACATTAGAGATATAAAGAAAATATTCAGCCCATTCTCTCAACAGTTTAATTTACCTGCTTCTAAAAATAATAATAAAATATTTAGACATTACGAAAATTCAGATATTGAAAATAGTTTTGATGCAAGATATAGAACCGATGCTATAATCAAACTAAACGGAGTTGATTATAAAAAAGGAAAAATACTATTTAAAAGTGTATCATTAAAAGACAATTCGCCACACGCCTATAAAGTTGTTTTTTATGGGGAAACAGTTG